TCTTTGCTATTGGGCAGGGCATTCACCATTGGGTCCAGTCTGGTGGTGAACTGACCGTTACTAACAGCAATAGCAACTTCGGTGGTTGCGCTGCCCTTGCTGAAGGTTACCAGTCGAACGCATTCGTATCTGACAGCAATTGGAACGTTGGCTCACTGCGCGTCGCAACGAACCTATCCGAGAAAACCAACAATGTTCGCAAAATTTATCTAGGCACGATCGCTGGAAGCGTAGCGGATAATGCCACAACTATTACACTAGAAAACGCGCTTGAAGATAGCGTCACCAATCCAGGTGTTCCAAGGCTGCTGGATCGCGATGGCTATACGCTGCCGCAAAACTCTTACATCTGGGTTGAAAACTCACGAGGTCTTGATTACCGCTCACAGCTGACTGCTACCGCTTGGGTCAGTGCCGCGCCAACCGAGATCGACGTTACAGCCGCTTTCGAGAACGAAGATGGCATCAGCCCCGGTGATTCGATTATCAACGCTCAAGGCTTTGATACCGGGCAGGATTGGCCAAGCTTGGCCGGATCACGTATTTACGTACGTCGCCTACAGGATTCACGCACCACAGACGAGCGCCGCTATTCACTGCGCTGCAATAACTCGACTGCTGGATCACGGACTCCATTGCGTGATTACATCATCCAAACGAAACCTGGCAGCGGGGGCATTGTCGATGTAATTCCAGACAACGAACTTGTCGTTATTTCAACTGCCAATGCTGTATCACCTGAAGGCGCGGGTATTATCCGCTCCGCCTCAGTAGAGCTGCGTCGCAACAATCCAGCTAATACTTGGATCAGCGGCACTTTGTATCGACTGGGTGAAGTTGTTCGCTATCAGAACAAGTCGTATAGTTGCATATTCAAGAACAGTGACGTCTCTTTTAATCCAGCTAATTGGCAAGAAATATATGCCCACATGGAGGAAACATATAAGCCAGAGGACTACTGGAAAAACGCGCAGCCTGCAATTGTTTTCGATGGTGATACTGACAGCGACGACAACACCGCTACCTGCGGCTACAACCTTTCAACTGTCTGGAGTACTGACGCAAAAGTACAGGCGCAATACCGCACTGCCACTGATTACCGAGGGGTACATTCCTTGCTGATCAGCTTGGGTTTCAGCTCATCTGATGCACACACAATCCTTCTGCCACGATTATCTGATAGCCGAGAGCGGAATCCAGTAAGCGCACTCGACGGTATTGCTGCTCCATCTGGCGCAGCTAGTGCTTGGGCAAACTGGTCAGTTGAATTCCGACGTCCCAGCAATATTCGCTTGTTTGGTCATGCTTACGAATGGGCTGGCTTCCTGAATTACACGAAGGCGCTGCCGGAATATCAGCTTGATCTGACCGCCCTCAACAAATTTACGTATTACTTCACCAATCAAGACGGTGGTCGCGTTTACGGTAGCGGCTTCAACGAAGAAGGTTTCCTTGTAACGCCGCAAGGACTGCAGGATCTTGCTACCGGAACCGAGGTGTCATTTGAAGGCATTGCGGAGGCGAATGTTCCCATTGATGAAATCTCGTTCCCAACGTTCTACGACGAGTTAAGTGCCAACAAAATGCTTGTCAACACCGAGCTGAATTTAAGCAGCGGTGTTGTAACTGGTACTCCAACCTGGGAAGGTGGCTATGGTTATGTGCTACCTGCACTACCGACTGCCAACACGACACAGCAAGGCATTATCGAAATTGCCACTGCCAATGAAGTACAAGAGTTCTTGCGCGATGATTTGGCCGTTACGCCGGCGACTTTGATCCAAGCGCTAGGTGATGCTATTAAATCCGTGGTCAATCTACGCGTAAGCTTGAGCGGTTTCAGCTCAGCCCCGAGCGCGAATCAATTGGATGCCACTAGCGTTTATCTGCACCCATACAACGGTAACGAGGTGGCGCTTTATAGCACTGCCTCACTGCGCTGGCAGGTGGTGCGATTTAACGGCGTGCAAACATTTAGTCTGGCATCCGCAAGCAGCGCCAACACGAACTACGACATTTATCTCTACAACAGTGGAACTACGCTTTCACCAACGCTTGCTGTCGAGTACGTTGCTTGGACGAACGATACGACTCCGCCAACACGAGGCTCGCAAGATGGTGTGATCGTACGCAATAACAATCCAGCTCGCCGGCTAATAGGTGTCGTCCGCACAACTTCCGCTGGCACATCAACTATTGACCTTGGAGGTATTATTGTTGGAGCCAATAGCGCTAATTTCCCTAAAATTTACTTGGCAAATTTGTACAACCTGTACGACGCTCGTGCAGCGTACTTCTTTGGGGATAGTTGGACGACAGGCACTGCGGGCTGGTCGTCGCCACCTTCTTCTGTTTATGCAACCGCGCCACGGATCAGCTTTGTGCAGGCATCTAATACGCTTGTAACCGCCTTTTTGGACATCTATTCAAACTATACAGGCGAAAACTTTCCTACAGCCTACTCTATTTGCTATGTGGCACCGGGCATTGATACTGCTAGTGGCCCGCCATCAGATGCGTTTTACGGCGAAACGGTAGGGATGAACGATACTGTAGGATCGCAATGGTCGAGAGCGTTGTCGCAAGGCAAGCACGAAATTTTCTATCTATATCAGCTACTCTACGCCGGCGGTATAACTACAAATGCAGTAAACGAACATCCTGCCCACGGTAGTATCGTCACGGTCAAGGTCTAGCTATACTGAGTGCCAACGGAGGTATTCCCGTGGCACTTCAATTCATCCTCAAGAACAGCAGCGTTAGCGGCAAGGAGCCATTGGCTGATCAGCTCGCCAATGGCGAGCTTGCCCTTAACTACAATGCGGATGGTCCGTTTCTAACTTGTAAGGACACAAACGGTGTGGTGCGGCGCCTTACAGGCGTCTGGGTCAACGCCAATCCACCGGCCAGCCCAACAGCGGGAGAATTGTGGCTCGATATTAGCGGTGCTACTTACATTTTTAAGGTGTGGGACGGTAGCGCGTGGTATAACGCTGACGGCACCTCCGGCGACTACGTCAACGTAGATGGCGACGTAATGACCGGCGCCTTGGGCGTTGTCTCGGGTGCAAGTGATGCGCCCAGTATTTATTTTAGTGGTTCTACAAGTACCGGCCTCTACTCTCCGGGTGCCAATCAATTAGCACTTGCGACTTCCGGTGAAGGAAGACTGTTTATTAGTTCTAACGGCAAGGTTGGTCTAAACGAAAGCAATCCAGGAAGCTATAGCCTTTCAGCTGATAATTTAGTCATAAAAGGCACGGCCAACGAAGGCATTTCAATTATTAGCGGCAATACTAATTTTGGCAACATTTGGTTTGGCGATGCCGACGCTCAAGGCAAGGGTCAGATTAGCTATAGCCACCTCACAGACTCTCTTTCATTCACCACAAATGGATATGGCAGGCTGCATATTAGTTCAACTGGAAATGTAAGCATTGTTGGCGCAGGAGCCCCATTCCTCACTCAAGCCATCAGTTTCAACGGCAGCGCACCTGTTGATTCCATGGTCGTCAACAGTTCTGGGTATCTGGGCATCAATACCAGCACTCCTGTTGTTAATCTGCATGTTAAAAATACAGCCTTAATGGTCGGAGCGCTATTTGAGAGCTCTAGCGCTAACTCTTACATAAGATTTTTAGATACTACTGGCCAAACGCAAATCGGCAATAATGGCAACGATTTTGTCGTTAGGACATTTGTTGGCTTTGCCGACTATGAACGCCTCCGCATAACGTCCGCAGGGACGCTGATGCACATTGGTGCTGGTAATAGCACTACTCCTGCAGTTCAATTTAATGGCTCTGCTCCGGTCGATTCGCTAGTCGTAGACCCTAACGGCCGAATTGGAATTGGCATTCAACCGCAAGCTACTGTTCATGTTAAAAGTAATCAACCTGACTTGCTAATTGAAGGAACAACTGGTATTTCTACTGTTGGATTTAAGACAACCGGGAGCGCCACAAATCAATTTGCCGTTATAACGCAAAGCAACAGTGAAACTCTATTTTTTAGTGATCAGTATGTCTTTAAGGACAGGGCTAATACCAGCGAATATTTGCGCATAGACAGCAGCGGCAATGTCAGCACCGTTGGCACGATGACGGCTGATAGCTTCATCCCTACCAGCAGCACGGTACCGACCAACGGCGTTTACTTGCCCTCGGCAAACAACGTAGCCATCTCGACTAATGGCACTGGGCGGTTGTTTGTTGATGC